TCCTGGATATAGGCTGTACCAACACGGCCATCATTGAAATTGCTTTGGCTATCATCTGCGCCTGTGGGCAAATAGCTTGAGGGAATACGCAATCCACGGAACAACTTGTTAGTAAAGTACTTTAGGTCATCAATTTCACCAATGTTCTTACCACCCTCGAGCATGGTAACATCTGATCCTTTACCGTCTGCTGTCTTAGGGAAGAAATAATCTTCATTGATTGACAATGGATTATATGCACTGTCAATAACATTCTGTCCGCCACCTGTTTGACTAGGTATACGGCGTTGGTGAATTTCGTTCTTAACACGTTCTACGAATGCCATAGCCAAGTGACTAGGCATATTACCTACGTCAATATGGAACACTCTGCGCTCAGGAGCACGTTGTATACGATAGATTAGAATAGCATCTTCTAGCAATTCTTTTTGTTTGTATACTTTAAATATGTTTTCCAACAAGCTATTGCCAAATGGATAGTTGTTATCCAAGCCTTCACTTAGGCTTAAATGTATAATATGTTTAGCATCGATAGCATTTTCTTTAAATTGTATGCCAAATCTACTACCGCTCGATCCCGCGCCAGTACTTCCACGCTGTGCGCTGGTGCCACTACTACCACTTGCTGGTACAGGACCACCGCCAGGCAATTTAGAACTCATGTTGGCTGTAATTTGTGTAGCTACCAAGTGTTCAAAATTAGGTGCTAGGTCTTTAACAATGTACTGTTCTGGTTTTTTGCCTTCACTTTCGTTAACAATGACCTTGATCAAGTTACTGGTATCGATCCAATTCCACTTTTGATTCTCTGGATCACGGATAAAAAATGCATCACCGTACTTGAATACATTACGTACAATACGAAAAATGCGTGTGTCAAACTTTTGTAGCTTGTTCCATTGTTGTAGATACTCACTCAATACACGAACTTCCACGTTGGTTGCCTTGTGGCGCCACTTGATTGCAAATGGACTACTGTTGTCTTTTAATTTTTGTGTACAAAACTCAGCAAGAATGTCTAACGCCGCATTGACTTCAGGATCCGAATCCATAGTTTCATACTGTTGATAGCGTTCAATGCGGTTTGGACTGCCGGTATATACATCTGGCAAGTAACTACTGTAGTTGCTACGTGCTGGCCCCGGGCGGTTACCGCTATTAATTCCGTTGATAGGGCTTAATACGTCTCCGTTGACGGGAACAGGTGTAAAGTATTTTTTCCAACTCATAGTTTTCCTTAAGCGTGTGTTCTATTGCCAGTAGCTTTGCCAGAGTTTTTAGCAGTCTTTTCACTGTGACTACTGATGTCCAGTGTTGCCTTTAGCATTTTATCCATACTACTATTTAAGCGAATTAAGGAGTCGTTGAGATCTTTCATGGATACAGTCCCACCAGCAATTGGTATTGGCTCTGGGCTTTTAGCAGGTGGTGGTTGCTGTTTGGAAAGACTTGTGGCTTCGGCAGCATCGCGTTCAGCTTTCTTTGCAGTATCTTGTTCTGCACGAGACACGGTGGTAGGATCAAATTTTGGAATGTCCATCTTGGGCGCGGGCATTGGCATTTCAAATTTTGGAATGTCCATCTTGGGCGCGGGCATTGGCATTTCAAATTTTGGCGGTGCCATGTTTGAAGCATCTGTTTTTGAAGCGCCACCTATACTGGATATCTTGGTTTTTATATCTCCAAACATACTTTTAAATTTGTCGGTGGGTAAAATATCGCCGGCCACTTTAGATTTAAACAGCTCGGGACCGTTCTCACCAACCATGTACAAATCATCCGGTGCAATAGGGCCGCCAGCGGCTCTTGGTTTAGGCGGAGGAGGAACTGGGCCGCCAGCTGAGTTAGATGTAGGTGTAGTTGTTGTAGTTGTATTTGGTTTAGGAGGTGCTGGAACAGGGCCAGCTTGCGGACCAGTTGCTGTGCCTGTTCTATCTGTAGCAGGAGATACATTTTGTTTTATCAAAGCAGTCATGTTGTTTACAGATTGCTCCAGTGTTCCACCTTTGCCGTACAAGGCTTTGAGAGTGGCGCTCAATGCATCCTGACCTGCTTTGCTGGAAGCAACTTGGCTTAGATTACTATTAAAAACTTTCAAAGCATCGTTGGCTTGATTATATGATGCGGCATTAACAGCGGCAGCACCCATTGTTGGAGCAACGTTGGGATTAACCTGACCTGAAGGTGCTAGACCTTTTGCTGTATTTGCGGCTTCAGTTCTGCGGGCGGCTTCTATTTGTTCTGGAGTTTGTCCAGTACCCCGGCCTTGACGTTGTGCGGCTCTAACACCACCTGCCTCTTGATCTTCTGTGTAACTTTTTTGTAAACCTCCTTTTAATTGATCAGGTGCATTTTGCATCAAACGTTGAAACTGTGGAGTTGCTTGATAAGTGGCTTTGTCAATTTGAGACTTTTGCAACAGTGCATTACCTTCTTCAACTCTTCCTTTAGCAATTAATTGGTTGGCTTTAATAAACTCGCCCATGGCTTTTGGACCCATTGCCATCAGTGACATTTGTTGTTCTTGATTCAGTCTGCCATTGTTTTGAATTGTAGTAGCAGTGTCTCCAGCAGTTTTACCCATGCCAGCTATCTGAGCTTGACTATTGATGATTGCTATTCTCTGATCGTCAGTTGCATTTTTAAGTTTAGCTTGAACTTCTGCACTGCTTAAACGTTCTGCTAATTCTGCTTCAATAGCATCTCTACTCTTGCCAGTTCTGGCGGCAGTTTCATTAATTGTGTTGGCCAAGTTTAATGCACTATCGGCAGCTTTCTTTTGAGCCCCAGCCGTGTTGAGTTGTTCTGTACGACCCATTTGACTCAACAACATGATCTTGCCTAATTCTTGCTGGCCAATTTGTGCATTTAATCCTGTTGCATTTGCCGACTGTTGTAGTTTGTCGCCTGCGGCACTTAATCCTTGAGCTCTTTCAATAGCAGTACCGCCAAAATCATTCAAGGCAGTCTTGCTGTTATTCATTAAGGCAGTGTAATCTTGTACTGTTAAACCAGCGGCGCGAAGATCATTCTGCATCTTCATAAACTCGCCGCCAAGTCCTGATCCAGCTTGTTCTCTAACAGCTCCCAATTGTGTTGTTGCACCTTGGCCCATCAGTTTAACAGCGCCGGGCGCACCCATCTCCGCCAGTTTGTCTGCAATGCCAGCGGCTTCCATACCAATCTGCTGTTTTGCCCCAGCAAATCCAATTACTAGATTTTTACTAGCATCAAACACATCCCACAAACCTTTAGCGGCTTTTGGAGCATTAGTAGCAACATCAGCAAGTCCTGTTGGCCCAGTGTCTTTTACTGCGGTTCGTTGAGCGCCAGCGCCAGGACCAGAATTATTTTCTGGTTTACCTAATACATTGCTTAACGCCGCTCTAAGTTCGTCATCTGTCATAAAAAAATCTCATAAAAAGTGCGTACATAAATACACTTACATATATTTATCAGGAGCCAAATATGGCAAATAATCCACTAGAGCAGTTCTTTCGACAACCAAAAATCTTTATTAAATTACCCAGCCAAGGAGTTTATAGTGATTCTGCATCTATTACTGGTGATTCCAGTAATATGCCAGTTTACAGTATGACCGCGATGGACGAGATTATTGCCAAGACTCCTGATGCATTGTTTACCGGTGAAAGCATGGTACGCATGATACAAAGTTGTTGTCCAAGTATTAAAAATGCTTGGGATTTAAGTATGTTAGATACAGACTTGATCTTTGCGGCCATCAGGATTGCAACATACGGAAATAAAATTGGTGTAACCCATGTGTGTGGAAGTTGCCAAGAGTTAAACGAGTACGAATTGGATTTGTCATCAGTTGTTGAACATTTTACAAATTGCAAATATGACAATGCATTAACACTACCGCAGATTTCAATCAAAACAAATCCTGTTACCTACAAGCAACAGACAGAATTACAAATGCGTCAGTATCAATTGAACAAACAATTACTGCAAATTGAACAGCAAGAAGACAGTGAAGAAAAACAAAAACAAATGAATCAAATGTTCATTGACATTGGCAAGTTGCAAACTGATTTCTTTATCAACAGTGTGGAAAGTATTGATACTGGCAAGCAAGTGGTTACCGAAAGAACATTTATTGCAGACTTTATGAAAAACTGTGATAAAGAAATTTATGATGCTATCAAAAAGCATATTGAAAAGAATCAAGCAACTTGGTCTATCCCCAAGTATTCTGTAAAATGCACCAAATGTGATGCCGATAACGAAATCAATCTAACGTTAGATCAATCTAATTTTTTCGCACAAGCCTAACTTTCTTAAGCCCTCAAGAAATTCAAGAAGAACTAGTTAGGCTTGATACAACAATTAAAAATTTTAAACAAGAATTATTTAAAATTAGTTGGTATATGCGAGGCGGAGTAACAGTAAATGACTTACTGTTTACCTATGGCTATGAAGATAGGGAAGCTATCTACACTGTTATACAAGAAAATATTGAAAATACCACAAACAGCGGATTACCGCTTATATGATTCCCATAATCCCGTCACGGGATTTTTTATCTTTGTTCCGTTATAATTTCTAGTCCAGAATTCAGTTGATTCTCGCAAGTTTGGAATCATATTTGGATATCCTGAAGTTGTTTCAGGAGGAGTATCGGGTGTGGTACTGGGTACTGGTTGTTGCGCAGGTTGCTGTTGAGCAGTTGGTTGTTGAGCAGGTTGTTGTGGTTTGTTATTTTTCCATAATCCCATCAACCAATCAATAAGTTTATTAACTGTTTCTTTTGCAGAATCCACTGGATGCAACAAGTAATCCGCGCCGCCGTCTACAGTATCTTTAATAGCATTGATATTTAATAAACTGGCCACAGCCGCAAGTGCGTTTGGCGGAATACCTGCCAGTTTGTCTGCATTATGTTGTGCAAGACTTGACATCAAAGCCAGCAATGCTGGAGCACCAATATATTTTTCAAATGTTTTCACTCCGGGAATTTTACTTGCAAAATAAGCAATAAGACCCAACGTTGCAAGATCTTGAAAACCACCTGACATGTGGGCTAATGCTTTTGCATCTAACCAAGTTGTTTGTAAAGTAGCAATAGTTTTTATATAAGCCGCTCTGGCTTGACTGTGATTCATGTACTCAACCCATTCTTGGGGAGTTAGTTGTTTACCGTCTACCACATCCAAATATTGCCCGTCTGCTCCTACAGGACGTTGGCCACTTTCAACCCATCCTTTGACATTATCCATGTTTTGCTTATATTCAAGAAAAGGTCTCAAAAATAATGCATCTAATCCATTAAGTACAGGACCGCCATAACTGATACCCAACCATAGCTTTTTCCATGTAGGAGTATCTTTAAATTTTTGCCACATAGCTGTTTTAACAGGATCATCAACTTTGGTTTTGGCGGCTGCTGGTTCACCTTTGCGCAAGTCCGGTAATATCTTTCTAGCATTGCTGTCAATTTGATCCAGTACTTCTCTAGTTGTGTAGGATGGATCCATATCTGCCCATCCTTGTTTACCACCTGAGGCAGTTTTGGCTTGTTTGTCTAAAAACTCTACCAATCCCGGTGGCTTTAATCCAGCACGTTCGGCCTCAAGTAACGCCCGAGCATATCCTTCAGAACTACCTTTAATAAATTCGGTAACAGATGTTTTAACTCCACCTCGAGCTCCAGCTTTAAATAGTCCCTTGAAGAGATCTATCAGAAAATTCTCAGATAGCTGTACTCGTGATTCTTGAATAATTTCAGTTACTTTCATTGTAGTGTCCTATGTGATATTTATCTAGTGTTACAAGAAGAACTTGCGTTCTTCTGTTCATCGCTATCGCTCGAACTAGCAGTTTTCTTTTAATTAGTATGATTAAACGCGAAGCGTTAAGATATTATCTAGATCGTTCAGTCACACTTTGCCCTGGCGGGCAAAGTATTTTTTTGGACATTATCTGAGTCGAACAATATCACTTAGCGTTAGCACTAGAACGTAGGCGGTCATCCTGTACCTACTCATGCTGTCTTTATATGACGGCGGGCTTGCAACATACGCTAACATGCTGTAAACCGTGGGGCTACTACCCCTCTTTTAGCCTGGAAAAATTTTGCTGTTGACTAAACGGATTCTGTAGGCATATTCCATCGTGGTCCTGTAAAGGATACTAATCAACATCTCTGACACCAAGCGGAACTACCTTACCGCCACACATCAGAGCGGATTTCGGACACTATATCAACGCCAGTGCGGGCTTATTTGGTGTTTAAATTGCCTAGTTTATTGAGATTTGAGTATATGTGAACCGTGTACACGCACGGAGATTTGACCATTATAATAGTCTTTCGACTCCAGCACACGACGGCTGAACTGTTCACGAGCCTCTATATATGACGTTTCAGCTTTGCTTTTGCAATAGAAAAGCACTTCTCGCCGAAAGTTTTCTTGACCTAACTGCGCGATATCCTTGAGCAATTCGTCGGACGACCCATAATAGGTACGCCAATCCGAATCAATTTTACCGCGGATTTTCTTTTTTTTCTTAGTGCCGTTTTTTAATTTTACTGTTTTATAAGTAGTTTTAGAAAATTTTGCTAGTTTTTTGCCTATGTACATGCGCCCTGTAATTGTGTTTGTTATAATATAAACAAACCCAACACAATCTTCGGGCAATTCTTCTATAAGTTGATTTTCGTAGTACCAAGACATAATATATGTATATTAATCATCTTGGAGACCACCTGCCTTTTGGTTTGCCTTGCGTTGTGCCTTGTCCTGATCCAGCCAAACACGATACTGTTGCACATGTTCTCTGCGTTCACGGGCTATGATTCTAATCTGCGCTAGCCAGTAGCGCATGTTCTCTCCTGCTCGTCTAGTACCGCGAGCTTGCCACTTTTGATTTTCTTTAAAATACTCTTTAAAAGCCGCCATGAGACGTTCATGACTTTCCTCATTTTGTTCTGATGACGGCTGGACATGTTTACTCATTGATCTCTAAATCATTGGCATAGCTGGTAAAGCCATTTTCTTTAATAACTTTAAGCACATTGTTCACACGACCGATCAATTCGTCCTTGTGACTGATTAAGAAAATGTTCTTCTTACGTTCACGGCTCATTTTTTTAAGTACTGCCAGTGCGCCTTCCACACCGGCCGCATCCAAGCCGTTGTCAATAAGTTCGTCCACAAACAACAAGTTGATCTGCTGATACAAACTTTCCCACACATCACGGAAACTCCATGAAAGGCCCAAGATAAGTCTATTGCGTTCACCTCTACTGAGATTGTCAAAATCCAAATCTTGTCCCAGTTGTGTGATCTCCACAGTGAGGTCATTCTTAAACATCACAGTATGAGGCAAGCCCATTTTGTCAAGATAGTAAGTTAGACGGTTGTTCAAGTATGCTAGATTCTGATCAATGATCTTTTTACGAATAAAGCTATCTTTGCTGGTCAATAGTTTAAGTAAAAATTCTTGATGGTCTTTGAGTGTGTTGAGTTCATTGACTGTGTCCCAGGAGAGTTCCTGCATGGCAGTATCAGTCAACTCGTCAATTTGTTCTTGGTATGGATCAGTTTCTCCTGCTTTGATAGTCAACTGTGTTTCCAAACTTTTGAGATTGTTTTGATGTTTGAGTGCTTGTTCAACGGTATCGTAATAGGTGTTGGGCCTAGCTGCCACTTCACCAATGGCGTCAATTTCTTTCACAATCTTGATAGTGTCAGCAGTGACTTTGTCAAAGTATTTTTGTGCTTCGGCCAAATGCTGAGTAGCTTCGGTAGTCATCTCCTCATGCTTGTGGTCATGCAGTTCTTGGTCGCAAGCATGGCATTTTTTATCTTGCAGTTTAGCAAGCTCGCTAGCGTACTTTTTTACGCTTCGCTCCGCTTGCGCTGTCGCGCTGTTGAGCGTGGCCCGCTCCTTATTTAGGCTTTTCAGCCTGGCCGCTTTTTCTTCATATGCTTTGAGTTCTGCATGTTTGGCCAGTTCAGATTCGATGTCTACGCCCTCGAGTTCAACAATAGCACGAGCAATTTTTTCTATTTCTTGGTGGTGCTGATTGTTCCAAGCACTTTGTCTAGTCAATAATCCGTCAATGCTGACCTGTATCTTTTCATTGCTTTTACGTGCGGCTTCTATGTTAGCAGTTTCTTGTGTGACTTGGTCTTTGGTCAGCTTGATCATTTCTTTCAAGCTCTCTGCTTTTTCACTCAGTATGGTAATGCCTAGCAGTTGTTCAATGATCACACGTTGGTCGTTGGCCCGCATACTTAAGAACGGTTCGGTATAAGTGTTGAGTGCAACCACGTGCTTGAACATGTCGTGACTCATGCCCAGCAAGTCATCCAAGTCCTTCTGAGTTTCACGCATATCGCCCTGTGCGTCATCTGTTTCAGCAGTTTCTTGCTCTTGGTCGTTGACAAAGAACTTTAGCACATTGGGTTTGCGCCCACGTTCAATACGATAGTCTAAGCCGTCTTTTTCAAAGCCCAAGGTAACCAACATGCCCTTGTTGTTAATCTTGTTAATGAGATTATCTTTTTTAATGTTAGTTAATGCATTGCCAAATAGAGCATAACTGAGTGCATTTACAATGGTAGTTTTACCTGTACCATTACGGCTTCCGTTATCGTCACCGCCTTGATCCAAGTTCTCGCCCAGCACCAGTGTTAAGTTTTGCTGTGCAAAATTCACTGCTTGAGTCTGGTTGCCCACACTCATAAAATTTTTAACTGTTAATTCTTTTATCTTGATCATAGGCTATTGTAAATTGACAACAATGTATTCTTGTCGTAAGTATCACTCTCAATGTTGATAATCTGACTGCTGACAATTTGATCCACACTTTCAAATGCTTGGATGTCGATATTGGTATTAATTTCAATATCTTTCTTTTCAGCAATTAGTGTAAGTTCACGAATGTCATAGTCTGATATAAATTTTTCTTTGATAAAACTAGCTTCTTCGTAGGTAATATCAATGTCCAATGTAACACGCAGATGTTGCTTGGTTTTAATAATTGTATCTGCACCGTCAATCAGCTCGCTAAGTTTCAGTGTACGGAATGTGGGTTGATTATCCCAAGTGTGATATTGAGGAGTTCCGTTCCACTCCAACGTCATCATACCACGCTCGTCGTCCCATGTGTCTGCATAGTTGTGCGGAAATGCATTGCCAATATAGACTACATTGCCCTGCTGTTGACGTTTGTGAAAGTGTCCAGAGAAAACATAGTCTGGGCCACGCAAGTCTGCGGCTTGCAGTTCTCCGTGATCTGGCATTTGCACCATTGCGTTCATATAGAACAAGGGCAATTCAAAATGGCCAAAGATGTATTTGCTCTTGGAGCCTTTTAAACTTTTCCACTCGTCACCTACAAGCCACGGGCACAGAGTAACGTTACCAATATTAGTAGGCTCGTGAACAATAGTAATCCCAGGAATATACTTGCCAAACTCAACGGAATGTATATCCCGCTTGTCTTTG